TTTATACATTTGGGGGTTACGATGATTAGAATGTTGCGACGGATGATAAATGCTACTAACAGTGTTAGTGTTGGGAGTGCACTTAATACTACCAACGTAGGATTAAGACCTGAGAGTGGTGCAAATTGTAGGATGCGGATTAGTTTAATCCACGCAATGAACGGCGATATATTGGAGATCATGAAATATGATAAGAATCGTGATGAGTGGATGGCTAGTCACTACATAATACGTGAAGGGCAAACTTTACCCGAAGCTATTGCGTTAGTAATGCTAATGAAGGACTAATATGCTATGCCCAAAATGTCAACACACAAAGTCGATGGTAGTGGAGTCGAGGAAGTCACCCGAACACGACAACTTGAGGAAACGATACTGCCTGAAATGTTACCAAACTTTTTTGACGAAAGAGGTACTACACGAGGGAAAACTAAGTCGAGCCGACAAGATACAAAAGCGAAGCAACAATGGCCTTTTCCAACCAAAGTCTTAACAAAAATGGGTAAGCCGTTGAAGACTAATTCAAACAACTACGAGGAGGCTATATTTTGAACGAAGATAATAAACCCAAACACCGAGGTAAGGGTAAAAAACCCGCGCTGTTCAATACGAGCGTGCGCCTACCAAGAGAGGTGGTAGATTTCTTTGCTAAACAATACCCGTTTACAAAGCAAGCGAAGATGAGAGAAGTTTTAATTAACCACATGAAGGAAATACAAAATGAAGAAACCAATAGCACAAATCAGTAGAGTAGAGCGTTACATGGCGAGGTATCCAAGTGCCAAACCAAAAGAGATAGCAGATGTATTAGACTTACCATTGAAGGCGGTATACAACTATCGTATGCTCATCAAGAGAAAAAATATTCAACTACAAGCGATGGACGATATAGAGTCGTATCTAAATAAAGTTGTGCCGAAGACAGTGAAGGTAAAAGAATTTCCAGTTACTATGATTGAACCCGACCCAGTCAATCACCCTGCACATTACAAAGTAGGTGGAATCGAAACCATAGACTTCATTGAGGCTAAGGGGCTGAACTATAACCTTGGCAACGTAGTCAAATACATTACTCGATCAGACCACAAGAACAACCGAGAGGAAGACTTGAAGAAGGCTAGGTGGTATTTAGATAGAGAAATAATGAAGCAACATATTTGACACTGTATAAAGTTATGATATAATAAGTCATGGCACAAACACCCGAAAACAAAGTTAAGGCATCTATTAAAAAGATACTGAGCAAGCACGACATTTATTATGTTATGCCGATTGGTTCGGGTTACGGCAATGCCGGTGTGCCAGACTTTATTTGTAATGTCAATGGCAAGTTCTTAGCTATCGAGGCTAAGGCGGGGAGAGGTCAGTGCACCGCACTGCAAGAAAAGAATTTAAAACAAATCAATGATGGTGATGGTGTTGGCATAGTGATACGTGAGAACATGGAGGAGTATTTAGAGGGTGTGATTATTGGGATGAAGAAGCTATGAAACAAATAGACAGATACAGAATGGGATGGTCAGATGCAAGGGGTATATTTCATAGTAATTTTGAAGATAGGGTTGAGTACAAAGTTAAGATGAGTAAGTGGATACCGCCTAGGTATGCAGTGGTTAAGTATGTTAATGGTGGAGAAGCAGAGACAGTGATTGATGGAGTGCCGATAGAGACGGCACATGGGTATATAAAATTATTACAGGAGTGAGCGATGGAAATTAAAGAATCAATATTCACAGATGAGCAAATTGAGAAAGAGTATATATACATTCAAGGGTATGTGCAAGCACTAAGCGATAACGGAATAGAAGCAAACTTTCCAGTATTGCTTGTAAGGCATATAGAAAAAACATATGGTATCAGGATGAACTCAGTCTCAGTTTTACAGCCTGGGTTTAAGATGACAACTACGACTAGCATATAAGGAGTGAGCGATGGAAGAACTAAGCACAGGTATAAAGATTTTAGTTGAGCGTATGAAAAGCAACCCCGAGGAATTCTTTGATGGCGGGGGTAAGTGGGCTTTTATATACAAGGAGTATTACAGGGATGTGTTAACCGAGTACGAGAAAGCGGTCATACACGTTGCGCTTAAAGACCTACGAAGGAAGGAGCTAGATACTAAAGTTATGTCTGAGCTAATGCGAGAGCAAGTTAAAGAGCGCACGTTTGGCAAAGCTATGGTGCACAAAGAAGGCGAAGCGATTGGCTATGCCGACAAATACTGGAACTCTTAAATGAAGATAATCACATTAGACTTTGAGACGTATTACTCACAGGAGTTTAGTCTAACCAAGCTGACGACTGAGGAGTATGTACGTGACGAACGCTTTGAGGTTATTGGCGTAGCAGTAAGCGTTGATGGGGGCCCACCAACTTGGTGTAGCGGTAACAGAGAACAACTATACCAGTTTTTAGACACATACGACATACCCAACAATTTATGTTTGGCGCACAACGCACAGTTTGACGGCGCAATCCTTAATTGGATTTACGGCATCAAGCCGAAGGGTTGGTTAGATACTTTGTGCATGGGCAGAGTGTTACATGGTACGCAGGTAGGTGGAAGTCTTAAGGTGCTAACTCAGTTCTACGACGTAGGCGTTAAGGGTTCAGAAGTAGAGGATGCTAAAGGATACCGACGGGGTAACTTTACGCCCGAGCATCTTGCGCAGTATGGTGAATATTGCAAAAACGATGTAGCGATTACATTTGAATTGTTTAAGAAGATGAGTCATGGCTTTCCACGTACTGAGCTACGTCTAATAGACTTAACGATACGGATGTTCACCGAACCAGTCTTGAAACTTAACCCCACCATGCTTCAGGCAAACTTGCTTATCATTAAGAAACATAGAGAAAAACTACTAGAGAACTTTTCCGAAGACCACCTAATGAGCAACGAAAAGTTTGCCGAGCTATTAAAAGCACATGGTGTTGAACCCCCGAGGAAGATTAGTAAGGTGACAGGCAAAGAGGCTTGGGCATTTGCTAAGACCGATGAAGACTTCAAAGCGTTACTTGATCATCCAAATATTGAAGTGCAAACATTAGTCGCAGCGAGGTTAGGAGTTAAGGGTACGTTAGAAGAGACAAGGACTCAAAGGTTTTTGGACATAGCACATAGAGGTACTCTGCCTATACCACTTAGGTACTACGCCGCACATACAGGGCGGTGGGGTGGCGACGATAAAGTTAACCTGCAAAACCTGCCGAGAGGGTCAAAACTCAAGTTAGCTATCCGACCGCCTGAAGGTTACAAGATAATTGACTCGGACTCATCACAGATTGAAGCAAGAACCTTGGCTTGGTTAGCAGGTCAGGACGATTTAGTTGAAGCATTTGAAAAGGGCGAAGATGTATACAAAATCATGGCATCTGCTATCTACGGCAAGGAGATCACGGAGATTACCAAAGAGGAGAGGTTTGTCGGTAAGACGACTATTCTTGGTGCGGGCTACGGAATGGGCTCGGTTAAATTCAAGAACCAGCTTAAAACTTTTGGCGTTGAAGTTACGGACGAAGAGGCAAAGCGAATTATTGATACGTACAGAGCTACTTATCCACAAATTGTGGCTCTTTGGAAAACCGCAGGGGATAGTATCAAAGCGATACTTCGAGATCAGCAAACCCATCTAGGAAGAAACGATGTACTTGCTATTGACGGCAAAGAGGGTATCCGTTTACCCAACGGTCTTTATATACACTACCCCAACATCAGGGCGGTTCAAAACGAAGATAAAACCGAAATAGTTTACGATGTAAAACGTGGCAAACAAGTTATACCTACTAGGATATACGGTGGTAAACTGATAGAGAACGTATGTCAAGCCCTTGCTCGGATTATCATTGGTGATCAGATGCTTATGGTAGCTAAGAAATACCGAGTGGTTATGACGGTGCATGATGCCATTGCGTGTATAGTACCTGATAACGAGGTTAAGACTGCGCAGGAATATGTAGAACTTTGTATGAAACTTAGACCGCAGTGGGGTACGGAGTTACCCTTAAATTGTGAGTCGGGTTATGGCGATTCTTATGGAGAATGTTAATGACTAGAAAAGAAATTTGGGAAGATTTTATAGTACCTATTGGCGGGGCAACGCTTTTTGTTATTGTGTTTGGTGCGGTAATATGGTTACTAATTTTGGCGCTTTACTCAATGTTTGGCCCAACGCCCGAGCAACGGGCTGAGTTAGACAAGCCGAGGATTGTTTCCAGATTTGAAGACTGTGAGGTGTGGATATTTGAAAACACGCATTACGTTACAAGGTGTGGCAACCATACAGTAACCGAGCGCCATTACTCAGAGTCTTGTGGCAAAGCATGCACGAAACGAAAAGTAGAAAGGATTGAGAATGACTAATACAGTATGGTCTTTTAGTAGTCTTAAGACGTTTCAACAATGCCCGAGAAAGTACTATCACACAAAGGTAATTAAGGACGTAGTTGAACCTGATACTACTGCTACGCTATACGGAAAGCAAATGCACACAGCGGCGGAAGAATACATACGAGACGGCAAACCTCTGCCCCCTCACTTTTTATATGTAAAACCTGCACTTGATACGTTGAATGAAATTGAAGGAGAGAAATATTGCGAAGTAAAACTGGGTTTAACGAAGGATTTGGAGTCATGCGAATTCGATGCGCCGAATGTGTGGTGGCATGGGATAGCCGATTTGGTCGTTATCAATCAGACGACAGGAGTAGCACACTCAGTGGACTACAAGACGAGCAAGAATGCGAGATATGCGGACGTAGGTCAACTCGATCTAATTGCTTGTGGGCTATTCAAGAAATTCCCAACGATCAAACGGGTCAAGTCGGCATTGCTTTTTGTAGTATCGAAAGAGTTTGTGAGGACTCAGCATCATAGAGAGATGGTACTAAAGTATATGGAGAAGCCGACTCAAGATGTAATTCGTATTGAGAAGGCTAAAGAGAATGGTATTTGGAATCCAAGCGCATCCGCACTGTGCCGATTCTGTTCAGTAGATACGTGCGAGCATCATGGAGGTCACAGATGACAAACGAAGAAAGAGAACAAGCCGAGGCTTACATAAAGTTACAAGATAACGTGAACGAGTTAATTGATGAACGGGCTAGATTGGTACTATTAGATTGGGCTAAAGAAGGTAACTTTAGAGACTTAGTATTAGATATAGTAATTGACAATTTAAAAGAAGACCCTAGGTCATCCATTGGGATGGCAATCACCAACCACGTTAGACTTTTAAACAGAGAGAATATAAAATGAGCGAAATGACAAACCAAGAAACCGACACGGCACTGATACTAGAGAACGAATTAAAGCGTAGAGTATCTGCGGTAGTCAGAAGCGAGCTAGCGGGGACTGTGCACCAGATTGTAAAGAAAGAACTTGATACCTACAAGAACGAGATGATGACAGAAATCATGCTGAGCATAGGCAAAGCATTGCGACAGATAGAGAAAGAAGGACGTACTCCTTTATGGGAAGGCCAACCACCGACAGAAATGTTTGGTCTTACTAAGGAGGATTTAAATACCCACATGATAAACAACCATGTAACTGCGGAGAACTAAATGCCATACGTAAACAAACCACGCCCTTACAAGAAGGAATACAAACAACAAGTTGAACGAGGTGAGCACGAGACCCGAATGGACAGGCAACGTGCACGCAACGAAATGGATAAGAAAGGTATCGACCGCACAGGTAAAGATATTGATCACTCTGTTCCATTATCTAAAGGTGGTACTAACGCACCCAGTAACTTAAAACTCAAAGCCCCCAGTGCTAATCGTTCTTTCAGTAGGAACAGTGACCACACAGTTAAGGTTAATAAGCCTAAGAAAAAATGAACTTATCAGAATACGAGTGGCCTAGACCCCCCGGGTTTACGCCCTTTGCCCATCAGAAGATTACATCAGAGTTTTTAATTAGTAACAGAAAAGCATTTTGCTTTAACGAGCAAGGTACTGGAAAGACTGCATCAGTCATATGGGCAGTCGATTACTTAATGACTGTGAAAGCTATTAAAAGAGTATTAGTGGTATGCCCTTTGTCGATTATGAAGTCTGCATGGCAGAATGATTTATTTAAGTTTGCTATACACCGCACAGTAGCAGTAGCGCATGGCAGTGCCAAGAAGCGCAAAGATATTATTAATGGTAACGCAGAGTTTGTCATCATTAATTTTGATGGCGTTGAGATTGTTAAGAAAGAAATTATGGATGGGGGGTTTGATTTAATAGTAGTTGACGAAGCATCAGCCTATAAAAATGCACAGACCGATAGATGGAAAACACTTAGGGATATTAACAAAGTAGTAAAAGGTCTTTGGATGTTAACTGGAACACCGGCGGCTCAATCTCCTGCGGATGCTTTCGGATTAGCAAGATTAGTAAACCCCACCGGTGTTCCCATATTTTTTACGCAGTTTAAAGATAGTGTGATGGATAAAGTATCTCAATACCGATGGATACCGAAGCCGACCGCAATGCAAACTGTGCATAAAGTATTACAACCCGCAATTAGATTTGAGAAACGTCAGTGTATTGATTTACCGCCGTTGACTTACGTAGACAGAGAAGCACCGCTTACTCCACAGCAACATAAATACTACGCCATACTAAAGAAGCAGATGCTTATGGAGGCTTCAGGGGAAGAAGTATCAGCAGTAAACGCCGCAGTTAAAATTAATAAGCTACTGCAAATATCAGGCGGTGCAGTTTACACCGACACTGGAGAGATCATAGAGTTTGATGTGTCATCCCGTCTCAAAGTGGTTCATGAAGTAATAGATGAATCGAGTCATAAGGTTTTAGTATTCGTACCCTTTACACATACTATAGAGCTACTAGAAAAATATCTAACCAAGAACAACGTAACTTGTGAAGTTATTAATGGTAGCGTCAATGTAAATAAGCGTAGCGATATAGTACAAAGGTTCCAAGATACTGACGATACTAAAGTGCTTATAATACAACCGCAAGCCGCATCACACGGGCTTACCCTTACTGCGGCGAATACAATCATTTGGTATGCTCCATGCAGTAGTGTCGAAACTTATCTACAAGCTAATGCTAGGATTGACCGACCCGGTCAAGTAAACA